TGCTAAACCATATTCTGCATATCCTGCCATTATTTATCTCCTTTTAACTCATTCATTGCTGAAAGTAGTTGTTCTTTTTCCTCATCAGAAATAGTTAATGAACCATCTGCTGTTTGAGTTTGCATAACACGTTGAGCTAGCTCAGCCATTTTAATTAGAATATCATCATTTTTAACACTTATTTCCATATATTCCTTAATTAAAGGAACAACTAAAGTAGCATCACCAATTTCTGAAATTAATGGTTTTAGCTCGTTTATAAGTGCTGTGACTTGTTTATCTTTTTTCTGTTGGTTATTATAAATTTCCTCTAAAATATCAGAGAATATTTTCTTACCAAAGATTACGTTATCAAATTGTGACATAAATATACAATTTTGTTTCTAATAAATATTGAAACTAGAAATTTGTATATCCGTTTTCTAAATAAAAGACATAATTTTCTTTAAATATATCATAAAGTTGATTAGCTATTTTAGTAATTTTAGGAGTCTTTACTTCAACTTGTTCACGGATATAAATGTAAAGTGCTTTTTTATTAAAAATATCTAAATTTTCTCGTTTTCTAAATAATTCTAAAATAGCATCTGCTATTTGAGCATCATATTCTTTTGGGAATATTTCAAATATATTTTGAGTACAATATTCAGTATATTGATCTATAAATTGAGATAAACGTTCATCATAATTATCACCATCTATATTGTAAGAATGATTTTCATCTTCTTCTAAAATCTCAATAGGAGCAGTATCAACACGCTTTTTATAATTTTTTTGGTTTGAAAGGATTAGATAACGTTTTGCAATTGTTCCAAAGTAAGAATATGCTTTTGCTCCCTTAGATTGATCATAAAGGTGAATTTTAGAAAGAAGAAATGTAATTACTTCATGTTGTAAATCTTCAATATTATCTACTTCTGTATAATAGAATTTGAATGTGTGGATAATATTTTCAGTTAATTTAAAAAAACCATAATGAATTCTTTCTCTATAAATTCTACTTCTTTCTTCAGAATCATCTGTATGATTGTATAAAACAATGGCATTTTCAGTGTCTTGGGTAAAGTATTGTACCCCTTTTTTCTTTTTTTTGACTACTACTTCCATTACTTTTCAACATTCTTGATGATGAAAGTATTTAAAATAGTTTGGATACTTTGTATTTGTTGAAAGAAAAATCCTACTTCATCATCTGATTTGAAACTCCCTTTAACATCAATTTCTTGGATTTTTTTATCCGCAACTTCAATGGTTTGAGAAATTTTATTTAAATAAGTCATATACCCTGTAAGGATATCTTCTTGTTTTTCGTTTTTACGTAGAAGGTTAAAGGTCGTATATCCCAAGATTACGACCATTATACCTAAAATTATTGTTAATATTATCATAAGTTGTCTAATAAGTTTTTAAGACCTTCATTTTTTAGTGAACCTAACGCTTTAGTTTGTTTACTATCTTTTGATGGTGCTTTTTTATTTGACTCCAATGTAAAACTTTTCTTTAATGTATCCACGCTACCGTTTAATTTAGGTAACCATTCACGTTCAAATTCAATACGTGCGGCCATTAAATCGGCCTGGTGGATAATATATGGAAGAGAAGTACGAGGTTTTTGTTCTGGCATATAAGCCATAAGATATTTCTCGTTTGCTTTATCATATAAACCATCATGAGTCTGGATTGATATCATCTCATTAAATGAATATTGGATTCCATGAGATTGAAGCATAAATAAACCACGATCTGGGACTGAGGCAAATGGAACTTTAGTGTTAAACATATAGTCCTCTCCTAATTTTTCACGTCTCCAATTATCAGTCTGAGGGATATATGATTCTTCTGTTTCAGAACCCATTTTACCCAAATCATGATTTAGAGCCGAAAATACAAGTTCCTCTTTAGTAAATGTATCTAGATCAGCACCCATATCTCCCCATAATTTATGAAGATGAAGAGCACAAGTTACAACACGATTAACATGTTCTACATACCCTCCAGGAAAAGCATTATGGTATTCTTTTTTATGAGCAGCAGGCATTAAAACAATGCGATCCTCATATTTTTCATAAAATGCTTTAAGTGTTGTTTTACGTGGTTCGGAAATATGGTCATCAATAAAACCAATAAAATCCAACCAATTTTGTTGAATTTGTTCTGCTGTTAGTTGCATAAATTAAAAACGATTAATTTCTCCGGGTGATAAAGGTTCTTGTTGTACAAATGCCTTAGCATCATCAATAGATTCACGAAGGGTAATAAGTACTTCTTCAACTTGTTCTCTTGAACCACCTCGGTTCAACATCATGTGTAATTTACCCACTTCACCCTCGGCTCTCTCTAACCTTCTCATTATTATTTCTCTGTTCTTCATAATATTTTTTATTTTCTTTTCTCTCGTATCTCAAATATAATGACACGATAACTAACCTCCAAGCTTAGGTTAAAAGTTCTTCAAGAATATTTTGAATTTTTTTAAGATGTGCACATTTTTCATATTCTTCGAATTCTTCAAAGTAAGAAATAGCAAACCTTACATAAGTGAGAAGGTAATCGTCGGCATAATGTAATATAGCTTCTTGACATATCCTATCCTGAGTGTTTATTTTGGAAATCCAATACCAAGCTCTGTTATATACTACAAATTCACCTGCTTGTTCAACATCATATAAATCTAATTCTTCATCCATCTTGGAAAAGAAACCCATTATTTTTCTATTAAATGTTTTATGGTTATGGATAAGTTTTTTAAACATACCTACCCAGAATAAAGGATGTTCTTTTAAATCTAAAGCAGCATCTATAGCTTTAGCTTTTTCATGTAAAGAATTATTTTCTTCTTCATTAAATAACCCAAATATTTTATTTGCATCCATGATTATAAATATGTCTATAATCGATTTTAAGCGCATATAAAAACAAAACGCGGAACCTTCATATGGTTCCGCGCTAGTTTTACAAAAATTTTATATACAATTATTTAATATCTGATGATTCAATTAATGTATATGTAAATGATTTACCATGGATAGCTGCTGCTTTTCTACAAATAGCCATAAATGATTCAAAATCAGCTGCTTTTTTAAACACTTGACACCCTTCAGACCAGTTTTCTACATAAGTAGAATCTGCACCTGCTTTATGGATGTTAATTCCAAATACACCTTCAGCAATTTTAGTTTCGTCATATTTTAAATCACGATTAGCATCACGATAAACTTTAACAGGTTTTGCTTGTCTTAATGCTTCGTATTTTCCTTGATGTAAACCTAGAGTGTGTGAACCTCTGTATTGGCCTTCAACTAAACGAGCAACACCGGCAGAATTGTGGTATTGTTGTACTCCTTTTTTACCAGGGTCAGTTGTAGCTGGCCAGCAATGAGATTTCCATTCACCATCTTCTTTATAAGAAACAGTAATACAGTCATCAAATATATTAGTTACCTTATCCCCAGTTGATGAGTTTCTAACTCCAACAATATTTACATCAAAATCTTTTGCACCTTCAAACCAAACATATCCTTTGGCTTTAACAGCGGCTTCAATTTGTTCTCTTGTATAACAGCTCATAATTTATTATTTAACGTATTCGTAATATTTGTATGTTTTTATTTTACGGTCATCTAATCCGTGAGTACCTCCGTTGATGCGTTTTGTTAAAGCTAAAATAGCAGCATCGTTAATACCTTGATCACAAATAGACCAAAGTTTATTTCTATCAAAGAAAAACATTGCTGATTCAAAAGCATAAGTGGTAGCTACTAAATCAGGAGTAGTTAAAATTTCTGGTTTTTTAAGATAATTAGCAAATGCTTGATAGTTCGATTTTCCGGTAAGTTGTAATGCACCTCGCCCCCTGTATTTCCAACCATCACCTGATGCTTCATCGCCATTACCCATTCGGCTAGCATATACTCGGTTGGCAATCTTTTCTGGTTGGCGCGCATATGATTCTTCTAAATTACCCGGAAAGTATTTTCCAAAGATACCTTGTAGACCTTTAGATGAATAGTTTAAATTTTCCGAAAATGCTTTGAAACCACCTGTTTCATGAGCGGTTTGAGCAAAGAAATGTGCTGCGCGAACTGGAGTTAGTTTATAAAACTCCATTGCTTTTTTCATAGTACCTGGACCGAAAGCACCATCAGCGGCTACTCCGATCTTTTCTTGTAGACTTTTTAGACTCATTATTCTTCGTTTTTATTATTTTTTTCGTTTTTATCTTTTTTATTCATCCATTTATCTACAGATGCTATACCAAATGAACCTAGTACTAGGACCATAAATCCATCAAAGATAAATTTATTAATTATTAATGGATCACCAAAAGCTCCAGTTATTAAATCTACTGCTAATGAAATACATAGCATTACAAAAGCGATAAATCCAACAACAGCTTTTTCATTGATAGTGTTGTTGTCGTCAAATAGTTGTTTAAAGAAATTTTTCATAGTTTTACATTTTAATAGGGACCTTTGTTACTTTAGGTCTTCTGGGTTTTACAATATCAGTTTCCCATCCTTTTGATGGTTCTTCCTGATCTTCATAAGGAGTAATTACCTCATCACATCTAAAAAATAATATATCTCCAGTATAATCATTCTTTCTTACTTTGTATTGACTTAAATCCACTGCATATAACATCGTATCTTTCCACGAATAATATATCCATGTAGACTTAATTCCTGCGTCTAATAACCAATGTTCAATAATATCTAAACGGGAAGCTAATTCGTAATCGTGTGTGAAGTTGTTTATGACTTCTGTCTTTTGGATTAAAAGAGTATCTTTAATAGCAATTAAACTATCTCTATATTTTATATCAAGTTTAAGAGATGAAATAGTAGCTTTTTGTTTTTCAAAAATAGTATTAATATCATCTGCTTGTTTAACAGTTAATATTACTACCGAATCCCCCTTAATTATCGTCTTCAGCGGGTAATTTGATTGGCTGAAAATCAAACTGTGCACCAGTAGACTGCTTACGAACAATATCTTTCTCATCTTGTAATTCTTTTTTAATATTTTTTACAACTGATTTTGTACTGTCTAAGTCACCTAAAACTTCAGAAACCATACTTTCTAGATTCTGTTTATCTTCTGTTAATTCTTGATTTTCTTCTTTTAATTGGTTTACACTATTTGTAAGAGCTTTATTTGCTTTTGTTAATTGTTTGTTTTCGCCTGTGAGTTGAATATTATCTTCAACTACAACAACGTGTTCATGACCACTTGAAAAAATTTGTAAGCATATTAAAGCCACAAACGATATTCCTACAATAAGTAGTTTTTTCTTCATGGTTATTTTTTATTATTTCCAAATATCATTAACACAGTTTCCTTTAGACTTTTAGAACTCTCGGTACTTTCTTCAAGTTTCTTTTCAAGATCTTCTCTATAATCACCTTCAAGTTCTTCCACCTTATTTCTAAGCTTTTCTTCACTTTCCATTAATCGTTTTAAGAAAATCCAACAAAGATATCCAAGACCAAGTACAGCAAATCCTAAAACACCATATTGTGTTAATACTTCAAAAGGTCCGAAAGACATTATTTTTTAGATTTTGATTTTTTACTTAATTCTTCTTGTAGGCGATCTTTTTCGGCCCACTGGCGCTTAAGGAACATCCAAGCTACATAACCTAATGCTAATACGGCCAAACCTAATGGACCGTAATCAGCAAGTTGAGCAAACACTCCAAAATCAGGAGTGGCTACTGTTGAAGTTGTGTCTGTAATTAAAGGTAGCATAAGTTGTTTTGTTTATAAATATTATAAAAAAGGGAACCAAGATAAAACCTGATTCCCTTTTAACTCCTTTTCGAGGGGCCACCACCAAGTTATTAGATACTTGGAAACTTTGAGCTTCCTGCCGGAATCGAACCGACAACCCTCGCATTACAAATGCGATGCTCTACCTGTTGAGCTAAGGAAGCATTTTGAGCCGATTACTCGGCTACAGTTGTGTCTACAGCAACACAAGTAGTATCAACTACTGTAGTGTCTACTGCTGTAGAATCTGTGGTAGTGGTTTCGGTGTTATTAGCACAAGAAGCCAAAGCTACAACAGCAACAAGAGCGAAAAACATTTTTTTCATTTTTGTATGTTGGGTTTTAATTGTTAAACTTAGAATAAATATATTAACCTTTCTTGACATTTCCAAGTGCTTTGTCGATTCTTGAATCAACTTTGCGAGAAATCTCTTGAATAGATTTTTCTGTTTGAGATTTAATAGAATTTATTACCTTAAGATTATCTTCTACTGATTTTCTATGTTCTTTAAATTCTCGTTTAATTCGAGTAAATTCAATCAACACAGCAGTCATTCCTAACAAAATGGCTCCAATAAAGAACATTGTCACTGGATGTGGTAGTACTGTAACTGTAACTTCATTCATATTAACTAATTTAAATTTTAGCGGAAGATGTAGGATTCGAACCTACGGTACCTTGCGGTACAACGGTTTTCAAGACCGCCGCGATCGACCACTCTGCCAATCTTCCATTCCATAATTAAGTCTATGGGAAACTTTGTTAACGGTGTAGGGATCGAACCTACATTTCTTGGGTCGGGGCCAAGCGTCCTGCCGTTAGACGAACCGTCAAGATACGGCATATTGATATTATAATCTGGCGATTAGAACCCGACGTTCTATTCGTTTCCTTTACTAGCTACATCTCCCGACATGTATTACTAATAAACTGTGAGAACAAAGCTATTGAGGTAACTTTGCTTTATACTTTGGATTTAACAACCGCAATTGTTCTAGCGGCCCCGAAATGTTTACTAAAACACTCACGGAATTAAACCAACCTATTTCTCACCAGACCTTCTATCCAATGGGAACCCTCACCTGCTTGCGAACCTCTCCGTTAATGCAGTTTCAGCAGGATACTGCAAGAAGGTTTTCCTTCGGGGCACTTTTGGGTATGTTATATTTTCAAAGAACTATGATACGAATATAATATAAATACATTCAATATCCAAGTTTAGTTGGCAAGAAGGGACTTGAACCCTCATGTAACCAGTTACCCTTTCTACAAGGTATAAGCTTGAGGGGATACTTGCCAATATTGTCGGGAAGACAGGACTCGAACCTGCGGCCTGATGGTCCCAAACCACCCAATCTACCAACTGATCTACTTCCCGATATTATTGTGATCCAATCAGGATTCGAACCTGAGACCTACTGCTTAGAAGGCAGTTGCTCTATCCATCTGAGCTATTGGACCATAATATATTGAGCGAGATGTGGGACTCGAACCCACAACCCCCGACTTGGAAGGACGGTGCTCTACCAATTGAGCTAATCTCGCTTTTTATGTCAACGAACTTATGTTGTAAATATACAACCAAAATATTAAAAAACCAAATTTATTGCGGAAAGCATTGGAGTCGAACCAAATACCTTTTCAGGTACATCTCGCTTAGCAGGCGGACCCTCTCACCGTTGAGGATTACTTTCCTTATTTTAACGACATTGATAATCAGCTGCCTTAGTAGCAACTTGAATATCAGGTTTAACGTTAACTTTATATCCTAAACTATTTGCCCAACCTTTAGCAGCTGAAATTAGTTTATTTGATTTAAAGGTTTCATCATCGTTATAATCCATATCAATTTGAACGTTAACATTTATTTGTTTAGTTAACCATTCTGCTATTTCAATAGATGCTTCTGCTTCTTTCCATAAGCGAGTCCATATATCTAAAATAGCAGGTTCTTTAGATTTAGAAACAATATAGTGAACGCCATTACGACTAAAACGATACGCTATAACGGTACTATATGTTGTATAACCGCCTTCATTTTGAGAGTCAGTACCAATGTGGATTTGCACAGTTGGATTGTCTCTTAACACCTCTAATGTATGTTTAACCACGTTTACCACTTGACCGTTTACTCGTTTGAACACTTTCATTTTAATTAAATTAAACAATTTACTAGCACGGATACAAGGATTCGAACCCTGAACTGAGGTTTTGGAGACCTATATGATACCATTTCACCATATCCGTATTTTATGAGGTTAGTATAGGATTCGAACCTATATACCGAAGTTTTGCAGACTTGGACCTTACCTATCGGACAACTAACCATTTGGGTGATTAATGGGAATCGAACCCATGGCACAAGGAACCACAATCCTTTGCTCTACCTACTGAGCTATAACCACCATATAGTAGGAATAATAGGGCTCGAACCTATAACCTTCCGCGTATCAGGCGGATGCTCTAACCAATTGAGCTATATTCCTAATTGCGTCCTCACTAGGATTCGAACCTAGGACCCAACGGTTAACAGCCGTTTGCTCTACCACTGAGCTATGAAGACATTTGGTGGTTTCTGCTGGATTCGAACCAGCGACGCTCGGCTCTTCAGGCCGACGCTCTACCAACTGAGCTAAGAAACCAATTGTACATCGGGAAGGATTCGAACCCTCAACCCCTGCATCCGTAGTGCAGTGCTCTATCCAATTGAGCTACCAATGCATTTTGTGCCTGCAGAAGGACTCGAACCTCCGAACCCGTAAGGGAGCTGATTTACAGTCAGCTGCAATTGCCGCTATGCGATACAGGCAAATTCCGATTTTGATGGGCTACTTCTGATAATATGTTTCAATTACCCAGCACTTGAGATCGAGAACTCCTTGTACACCCTCTAGGATTCGAACCTAGGACATATTGCATGTAAAACAATCGCTCTACCAACTGAGCTAAAGGTGCATATTCCCGTCGTTGGTACTGGCCGTTTCTCGAGTCGACACTTTCCCCGTTCTTGTTTTATTTGAGTGTACTTCCCTACTGGGACTTGAAGTCAACACTATGTGATCCCGATGGGGCTCGAACCCATGACTCCCTCATTAAAAGTGAGGTGCTCTAGCCAACTGAGCTACGAGATCGTTTTGTACCGAAAGCGAGACTCGAACTCGCAAGCACTAGGCACTGGTTTCTAAGACCAGCATGTCTACCAATTCCATCATTTCGGCAAGTAAAGAGAAACTACGGGTCTTTCGGGGTTTCTGGTTGAGTGCAATGAGTGACGCCTACCTACTATAAACCCTTTTTC